TTGTTAACAAAATTATTAATATCACTCTGCTGCTCTTGAACATTGTTTGCATCTTTAACATTAAATCTAAATTTCTTTTCACCAAGGCTGTATTCAAAACCTTTAAAGTTTTTATTAAATACATCTTTAGTTTTTTGTTGAAATACAGACTTACGTTGTTTTGCAACCTCATCTTGTTTACCTCGTTCTTTACTGTATCTATTAAAGAAATCAATAGCCTTTTTTTGATCAGGTGTTAACTTAACACCAGCGTTAATCTCTTCATAGTATTTAGACTTTTGCCTGTCTAATTGGGCTTTAGCGTCGGCAACTTGCTCTTTAAACGCTAATTTCTTTCGCTTAATGCTCTTAGGATCATCAACATCTTCTTCGTAAGTAAATGTATCTTCTATTAAGAAGTCTACTTCATCACTTGATAAATGTGGTTTATTTTGCCTATAGTATTCTCTTAATAACGCTGTGTCATCAAGTTTACTATAGTCTTGATTTAATTTAACATAATCCTCAAGATCACCTCCAGTTTCTTCCATAAACTTCATAAGCTTTTGGATATTTTCTGGTAACTTCTCTCCTGTTTCTTCTGCTTTTTCAATCGCCTCTTCAACTGCTTCTTGTACTTCTTCTACCTTCTCTTCTACCTCTTCATCAGTTATTTCCTCTACAACTGGAGCTTCTTTTTCTTCAACAACCTCTTCTTCTTTGTTTTCTACTATCTCTTCAACAACAGGTTTTTCCTCTTGTTTTACTTCTTCTTTAGGTTGTTCTTCTTTAACCTCTTCTTCTTTTGTTTCAGTAAGATTTACCTTTATAGGTGTATCATCTTGTTGAAACTTTTTAAGACGAGGTTTTTTTACCTTAGCGTCACCCTGTGGTGACTCGGCGTTTTTTTCGTCTATCTTGACGTTTTTCTCATCATTTGCCATAATATAATATTATAAAATTAAACATATGTACTCTCGTACAATTTCTTACTTACACTCGTATGCTACAACACTGCCTTCAGCTAAAGTAAATGAAGTCCATTTACCGTACAATATAGTACCTACTGGAAAAACATCAGTGTTAACAACAGCTGTACCTGCGTCTGTTCCTTCTGTGTTTATGTAAACACTTACATCTGCAGCTTCGCCATCACTATCATCATCTATCTTTTCAGATATTAATGCTGTGAATTTTACGGCTGTTATAACTTCAATAGCACAAAAGTAAGTTCCTCTACCAGGTGTTTCAGCACTTGTATCATCAATCCATCTTGATGCTACTATACTACCAGTCCAATCATTAGTTACTATTGCCATTATTATTTATTTATTCGTTAAACATTAACTTGGTTCGAATCTTCCTAAACCAATATCTCCACTTATTATATCATTACCTGAAGATTCAAAATTTTTATTTTTTCTTTGCTCATTTGCCTGTAACTTTACTCTATCATCTTTTCTATCTTCTCTCCCCGCTTCTCTCTGCGTTACCTGCTGCGCTTCCATTTGCCTTAGCTGCATGTTATATTCAAACTCTTGAGCCATTAAATCTTTCTTAAGCTCAGCTTCAAGCTGTAACTTATTAGCCTCTAACTCAGCTCTCTGCGTATCACTTTGTAATTTTAAAGAGCTTATAGCATTTTGTTTTTGAACCTCAGCCTGAGCAGCAACTTGTTGCGCTTGTGCGTTAGCTTGAGCTTGCTGTTGTATATTGGCTTGAGCTAACTCTTGATCTTTTTTAATCTTATTTTTACGCCTTACTTTTAATAACTGATTTGCTAGTTTTAAGTTTTTAACTTCTCTAATATCAATAGCATCCTCAAGTTCAATGTTATTTGCTTGTAAAGCCATTTGTATATTGTTTTCAAGCAATTGTTTTTCTTCTTCATCAGGTGCTAAGGTTAAAAATATACCAAAATCATACAGGTGTAACTCACTTAGTTCTACTAACGTTGCTACATTGTGAGCGCCTACTGCTTGTATAAAAGCATCTCTTGTTGGTGAATATTCTATTACATCAGATATTCTTAATGATAAATTTTCAGCCGTTTCAATTGTTAGATATAAACCGCCTTGTAATATATGTCTTGTGGCTACGTTTGAATTAGCAGCAGCAAGTTTTTGTATACCATCTAAAGCATTTTTATCTGGTGTGCTGGCGTCTCTTGCTTCGTTTAAACCAGTTACATCCCTTATCATTTGTAAATAATAATTGTATGTAGTGATTAAACTTTGTAACTTGTTACCACCACTTCCACTTTGTATTTCTTGTATAGGAACTTTACCAGGATTAGGATCGCCTTCTTGCGTTAATGATCTACCTATGATACTACCAGTTTGGAAGAACATGTTTAGCGCTTCTTGTGGGTTATAGTTTGTACCGTTACCTAAATCAACCTCAGCTAAACCGTCAGCATCAAGATACACACCGTCAGGTACTAACCTTGACATCACCTGTTGTAACTTTAAGTGAGTTAACTGTATCATATCAGCAAAACCAGTAATTCTACTAACTAAAGATTCTATTTTACCTTTGTAAATTCTTGGCGCGTGTATAGCATAGTTCATTTTAACCTTAGTATAATCACTCTTTGGTCTCAACATGTTTTCAGCTAAGTTCCACTTTAATAATTTTTTTGTACCTAATACTAAAGCTCCTTCGTATAAAACTTCTAGTGAGTTAGATAATTTTTCAAAAGGTACTTCACCAACAGCATTAAAGGTATCATCTTTTTCTATTGCTTTATATCCTCCACTTCCTGTTTGTTTTAATTTGTAAACTTCATTGTTGTAGGTTTTATAATTAAAATATAGTACCTGTGCAATATTATTATCAACATTATTATCGTTGTATGACGAGCTATATCTATTTGCCGCATATGCGTTTTGATGTGGTTGATCTTCTATTTCTAATAAATCCTCATTTGTTAATTGTGGAAATTGTTTTTTTAATTCGTTTATAGGTATGTTTTTTACTTCACCAACATAATATATATCATCAAAATATGGAGACTCTGTATATGAATAAACCATATTAGCAGGATCAACGTAGTCAATAGTGATACCTGATGAAGTGTCAAAGTTGTTTTTAACAGCTGCTATGCCTAATACAGTTAAGTCATAGTATAACCTTTTAGATGTATTGTCATATTTATTGCCGTCAAACAAAACACTTAATGCTTGTTCTTCTGCTATTTCAATACCTTGTTTATAACTCAGCTGCATGTGAACTTGTAATTCTTCTTCAGAACCTGGTAAATCTTCTTGATCATTTTCATATAAGTTAATACCTAAAGTCTGAAAAGCCTGATCATTTATTCCCCTTGTTTGCATATCTCGCAATAAAGAATCCATATACTCAGTTCTTTTTTGAACACCAAATGGATCTTGAGAATAGGCTTTTAAATCGTAACCTCTTTCAGCTATGCCGTTTACAACAATATCTACAAACTTTGGAATTATAGGAACTGGTGTCCAGTCTAAGTTTAGATATGATAAGTCACCGTTAATAGATAACTCATCTTTATACTTTTGAACTGATTGTTCGCCTCTTGCGTATAATCTTAATTTATGAAAATCTTGTTGATTTAAACTAAATCTATTTGAGTTAAAGTCTTTACCAAACCATTCAGCTTCAATCGCTTGACCTACTTTTAATCCGTACTCGTAGCTGTTCTTTTCTTGATCACTGACTACTTGACTTGGAAAATAATTTTGTGCACTTTTTGTGTTCATCTTTTATTTTATTATTTGTGAAGCAAAACCTTCGTTATTATACTTTGAAAAACTTAAGTCTACTTTTGCTTTTTGAATCTTTTTATTCGGCTGATAAAGGTGTCTATTACATGCCATAATAGCAAGCCCGCTGCTAATAGTAGCATCAAACTTAGTACGCTTAGTAATATCAAACCTCGACCAATCATTTAGTGTTCTGTTAAAATACATGTTACCACAACCTCCATCTGACTTTAAACCTACATTTTGTTGTATGTAAGTTTCAATAGCTGCCGCGTGAGCTTGCTTTATATCTTCACTAGAGTTTGGTATACCACCTATTTCCTTTTCAGTGGTTGATAGTTTATTCCAAACTTTATCTGGCCTATTCATTGAATAACCTCTATAACCGCGTCTTCTTAAATGATACAATAAACGTGGTTTGTTATTCTCTGCAAGTATTGGCATACCATAAAATACTAATGCCATCAAAACATCTTCAAAAAATATTTCAGCAGTTGCTGGCCTTGCCACGTACTCTAAAAAGAATTGACTAGGGGGCGCGTCCTCCATACTAAACTTTGTTAATCCATGTAAAGCACCATTAGATCCTAATCCATCTACAGTGCCTGATATATCATAACTATCACAACCAAAAGCACCCATGTGTTCATTACCTGGATATTTAGTACCGTTTTTATCAATTACTTTATTTTGCAGGTGTGACGGTGGTACCCAGCTAACTTTAAATCTACCGCCTGGATCGGGATAAAATTGTACGTTTGAATCTTTTACTCCGTTAACCCACTGAAAATTACCCGTAGATACACCTTGATTTGTTTCTTCGTTGTAATCTATTTGCTCGTATATTTTTACTAGATTAAATATACTATTTTTAGTTTCATCTCTAAACGCGTGTTCTTCAGATCTTGGAAACTGCCTGTAAAACTCGTTTAACGCATCTTGATCATTTTTTAAACCATCTGCTTCATTTTGCCAGTGATCTATAACGCCAGTATCAAT